TTGACTTCTCCGGAGCTGCCTTCTTCACCAAGGACAAGCTGCTGGTCGATGGCCTGCCGGTGCCTTGGCCGAAGAGTTGCGAGGCGGTGTTCGCGGTCGTCGACAGCGCCGTCAAGGGAGGCACCGAGCACGATGGCACGGCAGTCACTTGGTTCGCCTTCTCGCCGCATTACGGTATCCCGCTGATCGTGCTTGATTGGGATATCATCCAGGTTGACGCGGCGCTGCTGGAGCGGTGGATACCGAGCGTATTCGAGCGCGGCAACGAGCTGGCGCGGATCTGCCGGGCGCGCATGGGAACGGCCGGCGTGCATATCGAGGACAAGGAATCCGGCTCGATCCTGCTTCAGCAATGCGCGCTGAAGGGCCTACAAGCCTATCCGCTGCCGGCCGAGCTGACCGCGCTGGGTAAAGACGGCCGCGCGCTGAACGTCGGCAACGCCGTCTACCAAGGCAAGGTCAAGTTCAGCGAGCACGCCTACAACAAGATGGTGACGTTCAAGGATGCCGAGCGCAACCATTTGTGGTCACAGGTGACCGGCTATCGCATCGGTGACAAGAACGCGCCCAAGCGGGCCGACGACCTCTACGACACCTTCGTCTACGGGATCGGTATCTCGCTCGGCGATAGCGCCGGGTTTGCTGCTTAGTGGTGAGAGACGGCGAAGATGATGAAGGCGAGCGCGGTCAGCAACAGGACCGTCAAGATCCAGCCGACCAGGAACCGCACCGGCTTGAACATCAGCAGGATGAGCAGTAGCAGGGCGCCGGGGCCGATGACGATCATGCGTAACGCCTCCCGATCGGAGATGCAGTGAATATACCATGATGCGGAGCGCGGGTTAAGTGGCGACGCTGACGATCGACGAGCCGGCCATCGGCGACGGCCTGCGCGGGCTGCTGCTGGCCGACGACATCGAGCCCGGCGACAAGCCGAGCTACTCCACATGCAAGCAGATTTACGCGCTGCATCCGCTGGGGGCGAAACTCGCCGAGAAGCCGATCCAGCTTGCCCAGTCGAAGCCGCGCGTGATCGCCATCCCCGGCAGTCCCGAGGAGGCGGTGCGCAAGCAGTTCCTTGACCAGTGGCTCAAGGACGGCTGCGACAAGCACCTGTTCAACCTGCACCGGCTGAAGCGGATCTACGGCATCGCCTCTCTCGCGCTGCTGACTGAGGGCGAGGAGCTTGACAAGGAGATCGACCTCGATAAGCTGTGGAAGCAGACGATCGCCTTCAACGTCTACGACCCGCTGAATACGGCCGGCTCGCTGGTCGGCAATCTCGATCCCAACAACCTGAAATTCCTCAAGGTCAGCGGCATCGCCGTCAACGGTAAGCCCTATCACCGCAGCCGCGCGGTCGTGGTGATGAACGAGGAGCCGATCTACCTCGAATACACTGCGTCCGCTTTCGGCTTCGTCGGCCGCTCCGTCTACCAAAGAACGCTCTACCCGCTGAAGGCGTTCATCGAGACCATGCGCACAGACGCACTGGTGGCGCGCAAGGCGGGGGTGCTGATTGCCTACCTCAAGCAGGCCGGATCTGTCATCGATGGCGTGATCCAGAAGCTGTTCGGCCGCAAGCGCGAAGTCGTCAAGGAAGCGCAGACCGGCAACGTGATCGGCATCGGCATCGACGAGAAGATCGACAGCCTCAACCTCCAGAATGTCAACGGCGCGATGAAGGAAAGCCGCTCCAACATCCTGGAGAACATCGCCTCGGGTGCGGGCATGCCGGCAATCCTCGTAACCTCCGAGACCTTCAGCGCCGAGTTCCACGAAGGCACCGAAGACGCCAAGGCGGTTGCCGATTACGTCAAGCACGAACAAGGCGAGATGGACGCCTCGTATGCCTGGATGGACAACATCATCCAGCACCGCGCCTGGAACCCTGAGTTCTACGAGACGATCCAGTCCGCCTACCCCGAGACCTACGGCAAGATGGAATACAAGCAGGCGTTCTACCAGTGGGTGAACGCCTTCACGCCGTCTTGGCCGTCGCTGTTGACCGAGCCGGAAAGCAAGCTAGCCGAGATGGAGGATGTGCGGCTCAAGGCGTTGATCGCGGCAGTCGAGATCCTGCTGCCGGCGCTCGACCCCGACAACCGCGCCACCACGATCGAGTGGCTGGCCGACAACCTCAACTCGTATACCAAACTGTTCGATGCGCCGCTTAACCTCGACTACGAGGCGCTGGCGGAGTATCAGCCGCCAACCGGCGAGATGGATACCCTGCACGAGCCGCATGAGCCGAAGCCGTTTGCCGCACAGGATAGTGATCCGATGGGTCGCCGTATTCGCGTGGCGGTTGCCGGTCTGGCGCGCCGCAAGGATTCCACCGATCAGGTAATCTCGCTGCTTCAGTCGATTGTCGGGCGGCAGGGAGCGGGAGTGCACTGATGTCATTGTCATGGGGCCAGCAGATCAGGCGCCTGCTTGCTGGAAAACCTCCCATCCTTTTCCTGCGAGATTTACAGGATGCGAAAGGCTGGGTCAAAATCGATACGCAGCGCTGGCGAAGATGGGCGACATTGAGGCGCTACTATCACGAGCTGGGTTACCGATGAGCAGCATGCGTTCGGCACCGCTGACCGAAGTCGAGCGCGCCCGTCGCGCAACGGCTTTACGCGTGATCCAGGGCGGTTTCGCGCGGCAGGATGCGCAGCGCGCGCAGGACGATGTATTCGCCGAGGAGCTGCGCGCCGAGAAGGCGCACCTGATGGCAGATTGGAATGCGCTCGTGGCGTCTTACGATTTCGCGCAGATCGCCGCGCGCGCCTCGCGCCTGGCCGAGATCGACCGCATGTTGCATCAGTTGGGAGGTTGACGATGCCGCTGACTGAGAAAGGCGAGGAGATCAAGGCCGCGCTCGTCAAGGAGTATGGCGAGAAGAAAGGTGAGGAGGTGCTCTACGCCGGCAAGAACAAAGGCACCTTCACCGGCATCGACTCCTCGCGTGATCCGCACGGCATCCATAGCTACATGGATGCGGTCATACGCGGCGATAGAGCGGCGGTAATGACGCACAAGTTCGGCCGCTGAATGCTTCCCCCTGATCCCCGTATCGGGCCGCAGAGAAGCTTGAAAGAAAGGGAAAAGGCCGCTATCATTCGTCTGGCGCATCTAGGGTAGCTCCCGAAAAGCAGGCCATCCACCTGCCTGATGCGTCAGTTTCAGTGGATGTCGAGAGGGATACTCGATGGACAAGAACCCGCGAAGGTTCTACGTTTATGTGATTTTCCGAATGGATGGAACGCCCTGCTATGTGGGAAAAGGACAGGGCGCCCGCTGGAAAATCCATGAATGGTATGGTGACCGACATTACAATAAGCATTTAGCTCGAACCCTGCGTAAGTCAGTTGATTCTCCGCCTATCGTATTAGTTCGGTCAGATCTTTCCAACGCGGAAGCATGTGCATGTGAGGTTGCTCTTATTGGAGTTATTGGTCGCCGAGATTTAGAGACAGGACCTCTTTGCAATCTTACTGGAGGAGGAGAGGGCTCGGTCTGTCGACGAGTGTCGGATGCGGAGCGAGAAAAGCAATCCGTTCTAGCGAAACGGCGGTTTCTTGAGAGGCCCGAAATAAAGCGTGCCATTAGCATCGCGAAAACCGGCCAGCATCAGTTACCAGAGGTTATAGCTAGGCGGCGGAATACGATGCACGTAGTTATGGCAAAGCCGGATTATCAGATCAAGCATCGAAAGGCGGTACAAGCGGCGCTTGCTCATCCTGAATATCGGGACAAAATGAGCGACATCATGAAATCAGTGTGGGCCGCCGAGGGCTACAGAGAACGGATGAAGACGGCGCGTGCTGGAAAGATGACCCGATCTCCGGAGGCGCGAGCGAAGCTCAGGACAGCGCAATTAGGAGTTTCTTGTCCCCAACGAGGTAGAAAAGGCCGCATTCGGTCGCCTGAACATCGTGCAGCACTGTCTGCAGTCAAAAAAAGGCAAATCGCCGGGACCGTTGTCGCCTGAGAGCCTAGCGGCTCGCCGCGCGAAAATGGCAGAAAAAAAGGAGTAATTTGTGCCTTCGGTAAATGGTCCCGGATCAGTGGGCCCAACAGATTCATTTTTTACCGTTATCTCGCGCGCTGTTGCCGACCTCGTCGAGCACGGCTACGACAGCGAGGATCGGCTAGCCTACTGGGTGCGCTCGATCCGCGAGGCCGCGCTGCGTTCGTTGACCCCGCCCGCCATCAT